CTTTCGGGGAAGATTCGTAGGCGTTACGACCCTACGACCACTCAGAAATGATTGGCCTGGTAACCCAAACGAGATGAATATAAAAAAGTATAAAAACTTTTGTATAGCCATCTTCGGATGGCTTACAACTCGATTAAAAATCGAGCGTAAGCTGACTTTACCTTTGGAAGGTCTCCTTGAGAAGTTCTTCATTGTCTTTAGGACAAGGGGAACACAATCCGGAATTCAATTCAATAAAGAATTGAGATCTGAATTGTTTCGTGTACTTTCACGATATAATCAAGAAGATTTTTCTCGGACTGATATCGAATTACCTAAAAGACTTAAATTCCTTAAGAATATAAAGAAGGAGTCATTAGTACCTTTTATCAAGCTACTAGTAACTGTCCTTTATGTTTCAAGGGCTTTAAGAACCAAAGCAATACCAAGTTTTCAAAGCATTACGAGCCCCTCTACAATGAGGGAGTACCCGTTTTGCAAAGAAGATTTTGTAAAGTTTTGGTCTCAATTAGGATATTCGGAGAAGTTAAAGCCTAATAAGCTTTTAGAATTTCAGCATTACCATGTATCTGGAAAAGCAGGACCTAACGGTCCTGCAGTATGGACCTCAATAAGAGACTTACTTTCCTTAGATGCAAATCTGGTTTCCCAGATTTGTATTTTAGGAGGTAAGAAACTTACTGAGTACATACTCCTTTTACAGAAGTATATGCCGATCCTAAAGACTTATTTCAATGCTCTACCAGGTATATCAAGAAAATTGATATACTTTGCAGACAGAGAGGGGAAGACTAGAGAAGTAGCCATTTTTGACTATTTTTCTCAAACCTCCTTAATACCTTTACATAAGTATTTGTTTAAGGTATTAAAGAAGATTCCCCAGGACTTTACTTTTGATCAGACAGGATTTGAAAGCTCTTTGAAATCTTCAGAGGTTTTCTACAGTATTGACCTTACGGCCTTTACTGATAGATTTCCAATTAGGGTTAACAAAGACTTACTTGAGCCTCGAATCGGCCCTGAACGGGCAGAAGCTTGGTATCAAGTAATGACTCAAGAATTTTCTTCAGATATTGGACGGATCCGATATTCTGTTGGAAATCCTATGGGTGCTTACTCATCTTGGAACTCTACAACCCTTGCACACCATTTTGTGGTATGGAAGGCTTGTAAAAACAAGAATATTAATTGGAAGACTTTACCCTATGCAATGCTGGGTGATGACCTAGTAATAGGTAACCGCCTAGTTGCGCTAGAGTACTGTCGACTAATTAGGACTCTTGGAGTTCACTGGTCGAAAGAGAAAACTCATATTAGTGCTCACTTCTTTGAATTCGCAAAACGACTTCAATGGTGTGGACACGATATAAGCCCATTCCCTACAGCTGGTCTATGGTCTGAACGAAACCGTTTAACTGGTCAAGTTCAAGTCATGGACAATGCTGTGGGTAAAGGGTGGTTTTCGGCTTCTGAGTGCCAGGATTCCCTGGACGAGTACTTTAGTTTTCGAGGATTACCACGTCGTCTAAGGACGAAATGGAAAGACTCGATGATTAAAGCATGGAAAGTAATTTCCATCCTACAGAAGAAATCTTCGGCACTGGAATTGCTTCCTTTTGTGGAAAAGATTTCAGCTGTCGTAGCAAGCAAGTTAGATGAGACTAAAACAATGAATGTTTTAATCAATTCTATCATGCTTAGCTTCGTGGACTCGTCTTCAAACTTACTAGATACTAAGAAACACAAGGATTCTCTCGGAGGTTACGCCGAGACAATCACTATGTTTCTTACATCTTTTATGTTTGAGCCAGGGTTAGAGGACTCTATCTCACTTCCGGAATCACTTCCTCACACTCACGTGTGGGGGGTGATCTCAGAACAATATCTAATGTGCCAAAGAGAGGCATATATAATAGATACTATCAGAGGAGGGGATTGGGACCCCCTTTTGAGGAATCTTCGGATTCCTCTATCTGATAGATCTCTCTACTTTGGTAGAAAGATGGATCTATTATTTATGCATTCTTCAAGCATAGTAGATAAGTTCGAGGAAAGTATCCATCAATTGAAGATGTATCCGCAGTTAATTTAACAAAAATTAAATTTTCTGTTGATATAAATTCTCTTAACGGATACCTCTAGAGATAAAGTCAGTTGAGACCGGTCAATCACTGACCCGGACGGC